TAATGTAGATCGAGTCTTCCTTGTAGATTAAGAACGAGTCTCCATAAGGCAGCCCATCAATTATCTTTCCTGGGGTATCGGTGAGTTGGTATTCTCCCGCATCAAGGGTTGCATCAGTCTCGTCCCACGAATTCGGTGGGCTTAGTGCAGATGCCTCCGTTGACCACTTGACCAGATTTGGGTATTCAGTTCCCCCTACCTGCCAATTAAGCCCCACAAGAAAGGTTCTAAATGCAGAGATAGATTTGCAATAGTCGGTAGACCCTGAGTCTGTTTTAGAACCCCAGTTCTGCAACCCCCTGAGCGGGATAGTCGTGCTTGGAACCCCACTAGCCAGAGGCCACATTTGCGGGACATCGTAACCGTTAGTGGCAACCAACATCCCGTTTAATATTGTTACTCTCCAATTCTCCGTAGATGTTGCGCTGTATAAGTTGTCTCCAGTGGCGGTGGTTCCAACAGGCACAACAGGGTATGCAGTTGTGTGTTCAGCCGCAGTGGTGCTGCTTGTCGCTCTGGTACAGCCGGTCAAATCATTAGTAGATTTGCCAGAATAGGTGACAATCTCATACCCGTTAGATGCTCCATCTGTAATAGCCTTTGTCCCCATAGCTATAGTTCCACTTGACGGGAAGTCGCTTGCATCAGCCAGGGTTATTGTGGTCACACTGTTATTTATTGTGCCACTCAAAGCCCCCGTGTTCTGTCTGGTAATGTCTACCCATGCGCTGCCCGTCCATACTGCGGCGTTGTTTAGCCCAAATGCAAGCCAATAATACGTCCCGCCGTTATCAAGGAAGGGAAATATCTGATAGGGGCCAAAGGGTAGGGTAGCAAAGACCTCCTCATAACCCGCGCATTTCTTTACGCCGTTATCAAGGAACCTGACGTTATTGCCGTTGCTCCATACATTTGGGGGTAGCTGATAAGGAGGAGTATCCCTTATTATCCCTACCTTCCCAACATCATTGATGGGTATTAACTGCATTATTCGGGCGGTGTGGGCCAGTTGATATTGAATGGATCAGGCTGATCTGTAATATCTCTCAATTCCTGCCGATAGGTTTCCCACTCTGCCTTCTTTTCATCTGTCAGAGGAACATCATCCAACCTTGTATAATCGCAGTAAGCAAGTTTATTATTTCTCTTCCCCCTAACAACAATCCATTGCTCTGGATTTCTATTAGCTTGGACAGCAGACCAAGAGGGCTTTTCAGAGGGGGCAATCGTAAAAACTACGTTAGCATCATAATCACCCTCCGTTTCAACCTCCCCATAGATGCAAAAATCCTGCCCCGGGGCTAAAGAAGATACTATATTTCCTAGTGCCTTGATATCCATTATTCTTCTATCTCCATGACATACATAGTCCCGTTCACAAAGGTGGTTCCACCATCGTCACTATCAGCGGTAATCTTGGACCAAACCTGAAATTCGTTGTTTCCAGTCGTGCCGTGTGGACAGTTGGCCGCAATTACCTTAAATATTCTGGAATACCCTGCACTCATGTCGTAAGTGACGCTTGGACCCCGACCAACATCTTCAAAATATACGCATTGAAGATCGTCAGTAGTGCCCGCAACCAAGTCTCCCTCTGACCCAGAATCGGGAGAAGCCCCCTTGGCTAACCTGAGATTATTTGTCCAAGCGGATTCATTCTCAAAGTTTGATGTACCTGTAATAAAACAATTTAGGTAAACGTAAAGATTGCTCGTTGCAGATAATTTATTATGGGTAATGCTGTAACCAGTAGTTGCATACGAAGTATCATTCCTCATGTATGAACTCGCGGTTTGAATTGCGTGAGTTACGTCTAATACCCTAGCGCCTTCAGATGCGGCAAGAACTATCCATCCATCATCATCTTCGTTCCTCATCTTGAGGAGATTAGCCGAGGTATCAAACCATAACTGACCCGCTGAAGTGGATGTTGGGGCAGTTCCTTCACTCGTATGAATACCATTCATAGCCTGATAGCCGTTAGGCAGTGTTGCCTTTAAGACGGTTTTGATGAGGCGAAGATGATTATCGCCCTCACTGATCACGTCAGTTCCTGGCGGGTTTGCGGATACTAATCCGCTAATGTATGATGCGCTTTCTATTGACATGATTTAATCCTTTGGATACCCTGCCTTGATCTCAGCAACCCTTGCTTGCCATGCTTCAAGGCCATTTTCTGTGATGAACTCAAGTTGTTCTATCGCATCGCCATAAGATGCTTGACGATTTTCTAGCCATGTATTCTCTATCAAATTCCACTTCTGCTTCCAAACATCGCCGACCAGTTCTGGCAACGCGAGTTCTGTTCTGTAGCCCTCCTGTACGGGGGGTTCTACTTGTTCTGTCTCATCTGTAGTAACGGAAGCCGCATCTTTAGGAATTAGCTTCCAACTTTGCGACCAAACACCATTACTAAAAGATGGGGTTTCTTCAGAGGCGTTCCATCCCTTTCGAGAAGGCGGTTCTACATCCTCAACCTTTGCAACGTTGTAATCAGATAATAGTTCTTCTCTTTGAAAGAAATCTCTTGGGAACGAGGTATTTTTGTTATCCCTTTTTAGTTGACCTAACCCATAGGGATAAACCTCTATAGCTCCATTTTGGATTTTTGCATAATTCATTGCTTGTTCCCCTCAAGAAACCTGCGCTGTGTGTTTTCCACCGGCACCGGCATATCTAGGATTGTAGTAGCCATTATGTCTATTATCCCAAACCTTCTGCACATCAATGGTCCCGTTATTGGTTAATGTACCGGCATAAAGAATCATAATCGCACCACTAGCAGCAGAACCCGAACCTTGGTAAGTCCTGCTTGCAACCGATGGAGTGTCATTGGTGCCAACCCCCGGAATACCTAATGCTTGAACAGTCCCGCCTGCGCCTATTGTTAGGTCACCTCCAACAACTAACCAAATAAGTCCACCACTACCGTCGTACCCTCGGTACGTTCCGGCGATGGAGTTAGGTGCCCCTCCAGGATTTCCAGTTCCACCTGCACACTTGACCCATGCGCCTTCTCCATTACTTCCTGCTCCACCCGTATCCGAAGCAGTACCACTTGTGGCTGAGCCATTCTGGTATGCTGCTGCACCACTACCGACACCTCCAGAAAAACAAGTTCCATCACCTGCTGCACCGATAGTAGTTGTGCCACTGCCAGAGTGTGCGCCTGATCCGCCACCGCCACCGCCAGTCGATATAGTTGCTGCTCCTGTGGTTCCTGCTGTACCGGCGTTACCGGTGATCATACCTACGCTACTTTGCGATGCTGCTCCTGCCGCTCCTGTTCTACTGATCGTGAAGACATCGCCATCACTACTTAAATCTAGTTGATTAGCCACAGCGGTTCTTATCGCATCACCACAACCATTAAATCCTGTTCCATCATTGGTGAATGAAGTTGACCCGCCAGAAGTCAGCATACCAAGTTGTATCCCGCTTGCGCCTACAGCATTACTATCTGATCCACCAGATGCTGTCGGGTCTGCACTTGCACCTCTAGCGGTCATCGACAAATCACCATTGATGGTGCAATTATTTTTTACATAAACGAACAGGCCTCGACAAGGATGCTCCGTTGTAAGGGTAACAGCAGCATCAAGCGTTAAGGTATCAAACTGGGCGACCACCATATCACCGTCACCGTTTATTGAACTACCGTCTGTAGTGCCACTGTTCGATGTGAAAGAATTTGTTCCACTGGTAACAGTGAATTCATAACAGGCAGTAGGATTAGGCATGAATGGACTAGCATTGTGTTCTTGCCCGCCAACAACGTATGCTACTTCTGTTGTACCATACGAACTTGATCCCGCACCACCTGCCTCAGAGCCTGTCGTTAGGACAGAATCTATCGACACCGAATCTCCAGTCTGGGTAATTGACCCTGAACTGAACTGAACAGTTCCTAATGATCCATCACCAAAGTAATTTCCCTCGCCTCCTCCCGCTGCGGCCATTAACGTTATTTTTTCTGACCCTAAAGGCATTATGACATCGTTAAACCGGCAGCAAACCCATACCAGATTGTTCCTGCATCAACCGTTGTAAAAATTAAAACATCTACACCTGATGAAGTAAGCGTTGGAGCGGTAGCCGCCGCCCAATCGACGCTAGCGGGCCAGGTCACAGTTTGAGATCCACCATTAGTAAGAATCAAAGTGAATGAACAAGATTTACCAGTTGCTGAAGGATTAGAAAATGTAAAGGTATTCGTAGAAGTATCTACAGTAGCAGATACTACATTACCAAGAGTAAGATCAATATCTTGCGTTCCTCCACCTGTAGAACCAATAGCATTAACTGATTCAGCATAATCCTTTATCTCTGGTCTTAAAATGACATTATCCGCGAATGAAACATCTGTTCCAGTGCGGGGAGAGATTGCATTAACTTTGACTTCGCTCATTTCGGATACCTCGCTTTTACAGCCTGTCGCAATGATTCAAGTTCTATAACAGATGCAGCTCTCTCTTCTACGACATTTTCCCAAAGAGCAACGATTAATTCATTGATACTTGGATATTCTGCTTGGCGGTTGCGAGAATATTCTTGAGCATCGTACTCTGCTTGCCACTCGTTGTGAGCAGTTTCTATCTCTGCTTCAGAGGGTTGGGGTTGATCGCTTTTCCACTCTTTTATGTAAGCACCCTGACCATCAGCATCATCCGCGACAATGAAATCTTTTGGGGTAAAACCTAATTGAATCAATCCATTTGCTGTAATCATATTAAACCCCTGCCAATTTGATCCCGCTCAAAAAACAGTAGTAGACCGTGAGTCCACCAGAAGTTTCTGTGTACATTTGCACGTCTAGTGTGTCTGTTGCGGCCAACTCCACAGCGGCACTACAAGAAAAAGCGAGAGGTTCTGTTGA